CGCTGAACTTTCCTCTTAACACTTTCCATCTCTCGATGGCCTGCTGCAGACACACCACTTACTATCTTTGAATGCTTTATACTAGTAAACTTAATAAATGTGCTAGCATTTTCAGTGTCGAGGGGAAATCTTAAACTAGTAGGCCCAGTGGGCATCAATTGTGATGTTTGTCTTCTTCTTTCTGACATACTTGGCATACTAATAAAGCCTATAAATAGTTATTCTTACATCTATTTATAACAAATACTATGGCCTATTCTGGTAGATATAAAATTAAAGAACCATCCAAATATGATGGTAACCCCACAAAGGTCGTATATAGATCTCTTTGGGAGAGACAATGTTTTAAATGGTGTGAATCTCAAGACGCCGTAAAGAAATGGCATTCAGAAGAAACTGTCATACCTTATATATGCGGAACAGATAAAAAGGTACATAGATACTTTATGGATCTAAAGATAATATGGCAAGATGGTTCTGTAACATTGGTAGAGATTAAGCCAAAGAAACAAACAATAAAACCAGACTTTAAAGGTAGAAGAACACGTAAGTATATATCTGAATCGATGACCTATGTTAAGAATCAATCTAAGTGGAATGCTACTAGAGAGTATTGTCTTAATAGGGGATGGAAGTTCGAGATATGGACGGAAGATACATTGAAAGCGATGGGCATTAGGATTTGTAAATAAACCCTTTAGCCTGCCGACAGAGACATCTTTATTATACATTATAAACAATCTAAAGTCAACAGTTATATTCATTATAAATAGACTTATAACAATAGGGGACACACCATCATGAAAACATACTCAGGCCTAGTATCAGAAGCTAAAAGTTTAGCTACAATGGATAAGAAACGTGCAAAGACATTACGTCTTACTATGAAGAATAGTGTGAGTGGTATAGAGCGCTTAAAGCATGAACTAGTAGATCGTACAGAAGGTATTGATCCATCATTAGTTAAAGAGCTAGATGCTGCTATCAAGCAATTGAAGTCTGTACAGAAGCGTGTTAACTCAGAGATTTCTAAGGCTACCGTATAATGGCATCACTTCTTTCTAAGTTAGAATTAGAAGCGTTTAGGAAAGGCATACCTGCCCGGACTAAATCTTCACGTGAATGGTTTCAGGATAAAGCAAAGGGTCTTCGTGGTAAGATCAATCGCCAGACACTATTGAAAGATGAAGAGCTTATTAAGAAAAATAGAACCATTCGTGGTAATATGTTTATGTTCTTCTATGATGCTAAGCATCGTAAGACATTACCATACTGGGATGCCTTTCCTCTCATCATTGCATTAGACAAAGCTCCTGGTGGATTCTATGGAATCAATCTACACTACTTACCTCCTGTATTGAGAGCTAAGTTTTTAGATGCCTTATTAGATACAGTTAATAATGATAAGTATGATGAGTCTACTAGAATGAATATTAGATTCAGTATATTAAAATCTGTATCTGGATTACGTTATTATAAGCCATGTATTAAAAGATACCTAACCAGTCAAGTTGATTCTAATATGGTAATGGTCCAACCCGCAGAATGGGAAGTTGCAGTATTTCTACCAACAGAGCAATTCCGTGGTAAGAGTCGTACTGCTGTATGGAAAGAGAGTAGGAAAATGATATGAGTATAGATAGTTTAAAGACCACCATTGGTAGACGACAAGGTGTAGCTCAGCCTAACCGCTTTGCAATATACATACCAACTCCTATATTTAATACTGACAATGTATTACGAAATGTGATCTCTGCAGGAATTGCAGGTGGCAGTGTTGCTGCAGGTATTAACTCGCTTTATAACGATCCTCGTGATCTAACTTTCTTATGCCGCACGGCAGTGCTTCCAGGTAGGCAGATGGCAACTACTGACTATGCTACAAATACAAAAACACATAAGATGCCTTATGCAGGTATTACAGATGATTTAGCATTAACATTTATATTAACACAAGATATGTTTGTTAAAAAGTTATTTGATGCATGGCAAGCTAAGGTAATTAATAAAGACTATAGTGTTAACTATAAAGATACATATGTTACAGATATTATAGTACAACAATTAAACAAAGACAACTTTCCTATATACACTGTTACATTTAAAAATGCATATCCAGTAACGGTTGATCCAGTTGAGCTGAACTCAGATAGCGCCGATACAATGAGTATTATGGGTGTTACGTTAGCATACGATGATTGGGAAGCATCAGATGGTGTATTAGATGGTGTATCAGATGCTTTAAATATAGCTCTACCAGGTAACTTAGGAACTAGATTTACTGGCGTGCTAGATACTCTAGCAAGCAGATTCAATATTAATTAATTATATAATAGGCGATTATTATGGCAATACCAACGTTTAAATCATTAACGTATGAAACAGAACTAGCTGATGGTACAATAATAAAGTATAGACCTTACGTAGTAAGAGAAGAGCGTCAGTTGCTTATAGCATTAGAAGCTGGCGATGAGATGGTTGTAGCAAGAGCAATACAAGATATAATTGATGCATGTACATTCGGTAAACTAAATGTTGGTAAGTTACCTGTATATGATGTAGAGCATATTTTTGTTAAGATGAGATCGAAGGCTGTTGGCTCGAAGATTAAAATATCTTCTAACTGTAGTAAATGCGAAGAGGCTAATCAGCAAGAGATAGATCTAGATCAAGTTAAATCTACTAAAATTGACCCAGCTAATAATCCACGTATAATGATAACAGAAGATATGGGCATGCTACTTAGACCACCGTCATATGATGTTGTGATGAGTGCACCGAAGGAATCTAAAGTAGAAGCACTATATGAGACTGTCATCTCGTGTGTGGATAAGATATTTGATGGCGATGAAATATTCGAATGTAATAAAGAACCAAGGGAAGAGGTTGTAGCCTTTGTTGAGAGTTTATCATACGAATACTTTAATATGATTAAAGATTACATTGAAGCATTACCTTCAGTTAGCTACGATATGGAATATAATTGCACTTCTTGTAATGAGCCTAACAGTACTACACTCACGGGGTTAGCTAATTTTTTTACATAACTCTTTTACATGATAACTTAGAAAATCATTTCAAGACAAACTTCGCATTGATGCAACACCATAATTATACGTTAAATGATCTTGATAATATGATGCCATGGGAAAGAGAGATATATTTAATTCTTCTTCGACAACACATCGAGAAGGAAAACGCAGAATACGAAAAAAGTAATAGGTAAAGACATGGCCAACGAAAAAACCCTAAATGATTTAATATTACAGGTACAGGCGACTAATATTCGTTTAGAGACTCTTGCTGATTCAGGTGGTAGACAAGAAACACACCTTGCAACCCTAGCAAAGGCTTCTAAAGGTGATAAGTTACAGGATCTAGAAGATAGACGTGAAGCCAATAAACCTTCACCAACTTCAAGTGGTGGTACAGCTAGTAAAACGGAAAAAGGTGGTGGCGGTTTATTCGGTAATAGTTTATTACTGCGTAGTGGACTGATGGCTGGCATTATGGGTTTACTGACTGCAGCCTTTGCAGGGCTTGCTGGTATTTTTACCGTTGCTGGTTTAGGAGCACTTGGTATTGGTTTATTGAAAGGAGGATTATTACTTGGTCTTGTAGGTACAATAGCTGCATTTGCAGTTCGAACACTGACCAATTACTTCGGTGTGACTGATATTTATGATAAAGCAGTCGATGAATTTATGAGTGGTAAGGTTACTCCCGGATCAATGGGTTTAGCTATTGGTGGAACACTTGGTGCTGCAGCTGGGTTTGCAATTGGTGGTCTTCCTGGTGCTATTATCGGTGGAATGATAGGATCAGCAGTCTCAGCGGTTTTAGTAGGTTTTGCTCAGGATAAGTTTAAACTGTCTGATAAAGAAATGTTGAGATTGATGGAAGTGGTAGGTGTTGGTATGACCGCTGGTGCAGTCTTAGGTGCCGCTGCAGGAATGATATTTGGACCAATCGGTATAATCGGTGGAATGCTACTTGGAGCAGCGATTGGTGGGATAGTATCATATATAGGCATGAAGTCTGTTGATTACGTTAATAGTGATGAT